AGCGGGAAGGGCCGGATGGATTATGATCGGAATCTTTACGCCGCCGTTCATGGCGAACGGGTTGAAGTACCAGCCGATGACGCCGCCCGCCATCAGGTTGCCGTAGCCTTGCTGCGGATCGGCGAACAGTTGCAGCAGCGGCGAGGACGACGGGCCGTTCAGCACCTTGTTCGTGATGTTCTTCAATTCCTGCGAATTGACGTAGATCACGGTCGGGCTGACCTGATAGTTGTCCCACATCGACTGCAACATCACGTCGATTTCGTTGATGGTGCCGCGACCGGAAGCGGTCAGGGCAGTACCGACGCCGGGTGTGCCGGTAGCCAGCGACTTGACGTAAGCGCCGGAACCGCCAAGGAAGGCAGTCGTCAGCAGGCCGTCGAAAGCCAGCGAAGAGTTCGCGGACTTATCGGTCGCGGTAATCGCGGAAGCGGCTTGACCGGTGCCAGCCAGCGGGGCCGCGAAGTTCGCGCTGTTGATGGTCGTGATCGCTTCCAGCCTTTCCGAACCGGCGGCGCCGACGAACCAAGCGTAGCCCAGCGCGCCAGTGACAGGGGTCACGGTGCAGGACATAATCTGCCCAAGCGTCACGGCCTGCGTGGCAGCGGCGGACTTGTTGGACGAACCACCGTTCAGCGTGTAGGTCTGGCCGTCAGCGCCGGTGATGGTCTGGCTGGTCGGTACGCCGTTGGCAAGGGACGCGCCCCGGAAGCCTTCGCCGGTCAGGGCGACGACGATGACGCTGTAGGTCGCAGCGGGCAAAGTTGCTCCGGAACCGGCAGCGGAAAGGGTCGGGATCGCAGGTGTGCCAAGCGACAGCGACTTGTTACCGAACAGCAGGGCGTTTTCTTCCTTGAGCATCATCTTTTGCAAGACGCGCATCGTGCCGGTCGCGCGGACATCCTCGAAGGTCTTGCCTGCGTTGATGGCCTCGAAGGTCGCCTGATCTTCTTCGCCGATGGTCACGTAGCTGGCCGACTTATTGACGGCGGAATAGCTCATGCGACCGGTGCGCTGACCTTCCGCGACCCAGCCCATTGCATCGAAGCCGCTGCCGGTCAGCGCTTGAATGGCCTTCCAGTTGGTTGCGACGCCGAGGCCGCCGCCGACGCGGGGCAGCTTGTTGCGGATCGGAGTATTGACAGGGTAGAGGTTCTTCGCCGGGCCTTGCAGGTCATAGGCGACCAGACCGGTGCCGGTCGATACGGTTTTGGCGATGTCATCGTTCGGCGCGCCAAGTGCGCCTTTCAGCAGGTCAAGGGTTTGCTGGGTGGGGTTCATGTTCAAGCCTCCAAAAAGAAAAATGCCGCGCGATGGCGGCCCTGAATCTAGAAATGGTCAGCCCCGCGAATGCAGGGCCGGGTTAATGGTTGAGAAATGGCATCAGCCTACGCGGATGCCGCCCGATTGGTACATTTTCCGAATTTGCGCCAGCGCTACGTCCTCCGGTGCAGCCTGTTCATCATGGGCCAGGTCGTCCGTCTTTTCGACTTCGGTCTGGCCCACGTCTTGCCCCTTCTCGATGGCTTTCAGCAGCGCCTTGCCGTGCGCTGGCTGGGCCTCAAGTTCCTTGACGCGCTTTTCCAAGGCGTCGCGTTCGCCGGTCAGCTTGGAAACTTCCGCCTTGACCAGATCAAGTTCGGCGCTGACCTTCGCCAGCCCGCCGTCGTCGGCGTCTGCGGACTTCCGGACATCGCCAGAATCGTCAGCCTTGTCGGCCAGCGCTTCGGCGGCTTCTTCTTTGACCATCGCGGCCAGCAGCTTCAAGCCAGTCCCCAGCCATGCCTTGATCTTGCCGGGCAGCGCGGAATCGTCGCCTTCATATTCGGCTTCCCAAGCCGTATCTTCGGCAAGGTATTGGACATCGGCCAGCAGGGAAGCGAAGCGGGCGACGCCGTAGAGGCCTTTATTGACCTCGCCGCCGTCTGCTGCCTTCGCTGCGCCCGCATCGTCCGCCCCCTCGCCCCCAGCGTTGGCCGGGGGGTCATCGGGGGCCGCTTGCTGCTGCGGGCTGGGTTCATTGTTGTCGGCTTTCGCCAGTTCGATCAGCCGTTCGGGGGAAATTTCGCCCTTGTTCAGCATTTCGGCCAGCACATCGATGGCAGAGGGGGCATCGTCAGCCGTTTCGGCCTTGTAGCAGGTGAAAACCGCTTCCGGGTTGGCCGGGCGATCCACAAGGCTGACTTCGACCAGCTTCAAGCCCTTGATGATGGACTTGTTCAGGTCGTCGCGCGCCGTGACCTTGCCGCCGATACTGAAACCCTTATAGACGCCGGTTTCGACCTTCTTGACGGCGACGGGATCAACGACATGCGCGCCAAAGTAGGTGCGTCCGTCGTCTTCGACCTTCGCTTCGATGGCCGTGCCAGCCGCAAGGGGCTGGTGCATTTCGCGGACAGCGCCGAACTTCATGTAGTCGGGCAGCGCGGCCTTCATCGCGTCGGCGGTGATGACTTCGCCGTCGGAATCGACCGCCTCGCTGCTGGCGTAGCCCCATACCTTGATGGTGCCGTCGTCCTGTTTTTCGGTCTTGCTGATTTCTGCGTAGATTTTCATGGTCAATTGCCCTCGTCTTCGACTGCCCCGCCGGGCTGGGAATCGCCAGCCCCGACAGGGACGGCGGGTTTCGGTTGCTGGGCCAGTTCAGCGCGCTGTTCCGGCGTCAGCGGTTCGCGGCCAAGGTCGGCCCGGACTTCATCGGGATGCAGCACCTTGGCAGCGACGTAGATTTGATTGATCTTCGCCTGCGTCAGCGGGTCAATGGCGTCTTCTTCTGCCCATGCGAATTCCAGATCGGGGGCTTTGAAGTAGCGCAGGATGACCAGATCGATCAGCCCCTTGACCCAGCGCTGCAACGGGGCCAAGCCTTCGGCAAGCGATTGGTCGCGGGCCGTTTCTGCCGTGCTTCGATTGACCTGCTTGATGAACGGGGTCGGTTCGATGCTGAACGCGAAGCAGACGATCCGGGCAAGCCATTCGTCGTATTCATCCTTTAGCGCGCCTTCCTTTGTCGGTCGGTAGGTCACGCCGTCGGGGATGAATTTCAGATGCCGCCGGGCCGCCGTATCGCCTTCCAGCAGGCTGTCCCAATATTCTTGAAACTGCCTGATCTGCTCGGGCTGCCATTCCTTCGGGACGCTGGCAAGCGCTTCGGGGACGTTCCCTTCGGTGTAGAACTGCAATTGGTGAATCTGTCGCCGGATGGCGATATTCACCGTCACGATGACCTGTTCGACCGGGCTGTAGCCATAGACCTTATGGGTTCGCAGGTTCCGGGGCCGGTAGATCAGTTCGTCGCGGTTGTAATCGACCGCAGGCAAGCCCTTCAAGACCTGCTGATAGGCTGGATCGGGCGGCAGCGGTGTGCGCCCCGTCGAATCCAGAACGCGCTTGATCGTCGCGCCATCGACAGGTTCAAGGGCGTACAGGCCGCCGCCCAGCGTCATGCGCGGGTAGATCGTCGGCGCATCGATGACCAGCAGGTCTTCGGTCAGCATCCGCAGCCATTCTTCCCATGTATGTTCCCGGTCGGGCATGTTGAAGAATGTTTCGATGTCGGCGCATCGCTTGTCGGGCTGGGCTTTCTTGTCCTTCGGCTTGATCTTCCAGCGCAGCTTCGACATCTGATCCTTGCGCGTTTCGATCACCAGCCGCAGCAGGTCGTAGCTTTCAGCCAGCGCCCGCATCTGCGCGAACGTGACCGCTTCGCCTTCGCGGGGACGCACGCGGGCATTCGACAGCACCGGGAAGTCGAATTGACGACCGACGGCCTGTTCCTGCGCGACGGGCGGCAGCGGGTCGCCGGGGCCGAACCATTCCGGCTTTTGACCGGTCAGTCCGTAGCGAACGCCCGCCACCATGCGGGCAATGACGCCCGGCTCGATAGGGGTTTTTGTTGCCATCAATTCGCCTTCTGCTGTTTCGCTGCTTGGGCTGCCTCGGCTTGCTGACGAAGCATGTCCAGCATCCCGAATGTGTTGGTGTTGAGCGCCGAGAAGCCGTCCGACAAGGCGTCGATCTGGTCGTCATGCACCCCGTTCGGGAAAAGCCGCATTTCAGCCACCAGCGCATCGTTCCATTCGGCGCGCAGCATCATGACGTTCCCGACATTGACCTGCGCCGCGAACGGTTCGGCCCGCGTGATCTTGTCGCCAGTGACCGGGGCTGACGTGACCGGGAAGCCTGCAAGCTGCTTCGTCAGGTAGGCCACTTGCGACTTACCGGCCTGTCCGGGGTCTTGCGGAATCTTCACCCGGCAGGTGGTGCCGTCGCGCTTGGCGGTATTGACCAGAGCTGATTCGACTTCCTCCGGGCCGCCGCGCATCCGGTTCATGTCGGCGATGATCCAGCGCCCGGTCGGCGTCAGGCCCAGCTTGCCGCCAGCCGTCCAATCGGGGTCTTTCCCAGGCGTCGGGTCGGTGGCTGCTAAGTCCCAAGCCCGCACGAAGCGGGTGCCAGCCGGGACAGCCTCAACCACCTCGATCTTGTCGGGCTTGAAGATGTTGCCTTCCGGCGGGGCAGGCCGTTGCTGATACTGCCCTGCGAACGTGTAGGGCGCAGCCGACTGCATGCGCAACAGTTCTTCGACGCTATGCTTTTCCGGCCAAAGCGCCGTTCCGTCGTCTTGCAGCGCGGGCAGGCAAACATGCTCCCATTCCTCGCCGTTGCCGCCTTTCAGCAGCCAGCCCGCCAAATCCCGTTCATGCAAGCGCTGCATGATTAGGATGATCGGCGTATTCGGCGCGTTCTTCCGGCTTTCAAGCGTGTTCTGGAACCATTCGATGACGCCTTCGCGGATGACATCCGAACGGGCCTCGTCGGCTTTGTGCGGGTCATCGATGATGATGGCCCCGCCGAATCCTTCCCGATGCTTGCCTGCGCCGTAGCCGGTAATCGTTCCGCCAGCGCCGACGGCATAGACGCAGCCGCCTGCGGTCGTCCGCCATTCGTCCTTCGCTTGGCTGTCCTGCCGCAGCGCGACGTTCGGGAAGATTTCCCGATATTCCGGCGACTGGACAAGTTCGCGGGCCTGCCAAGCGTTGTTCCCAGCAAGCCGCCCCGAATAGCTGGTATGGATGAATTCAGCGTCAGGAACCTGCCCAAGCGCCCATGAAATGAAGTTGATGACCGCCAGTTCGGTCTTAGAGTAGCGCGGCGGCACGTTGATGATTAGCCGCTTGCATTCGCCCCGGAAGACGCGCATCAGGGCGTCGCAGATGGCCTTATGGTGCTGGCCGCGAATCCATTTGAAGCCCTTGCGCTGCGCGAACATCCAGCGCGAAAAGAAATACAGGTCGGCTTCGGCCATCTGGACAGCCGCAAAGCGTTCCTTTGGGCTGAACTGTCGCATGGTCAAACCTCGTCAGCGATCTGCTTGGCAATCTCCTTGAACTCGGCGGTACTGCTGACCCGATGTTCCTGCTGGATTGGGCCGCCGTCTGCGCCAGTCGATTCGACGCGGACGGTTTCCTTCCATCGCGCGCGGGTTTTCAGCCAGAAGATCGCCGCCGTTACCGCCCCTTGGCCTGTTCCTTGGGTCGCATGCTTGTAAAGGCTTTCGGCGACCTTGCTGTTTGCGACGACTTCGCCAGTATCCAGTTCGTCGCGGAAATGCTTGCGCAGGGTCTTCGCATCGATGGGCTTGCCCGTCTGCGGGTTCTGGATGACCTTGCTGATGTCGTCTTCGGGGATGCCGTAACCGGCCATTGCCTTGACCATCTTCCGCTGTTCAGCGGTCGGGATGAAGGGTTTCCGTCCTGCCATGATTCCTCCGTCGCCTGTCCCAGCAAGGCGCAGGTCGGCAAGAATGGGACGGTTTAGCCCTGATCGCCCGCTTCGGGGAATAGGTCGTCGCCGATTTCAACGTCGCCGCAGGCTTCGACGGCCTTTCGGGGGTCGCCTTTGCAGAAAACAAGCAGGTTCTGATGGGTCTTGCCCAGCTTTCGGCTGGTGCTGAATTGCTTCCCGGCCCGGATCGGCAGGCTGCCGACCATCGTGACCAAAATTGCTTCGTTGTAGTAGTCCAGCCCGGCTTCGCGGAACGCCTGAACGGTATCGCCTACGAAGTCGTAATACGCGCCCCGCTTGTCCCGAACCTCGCCGACAACGAAGGCGGCGAAGCGGTCTTGTTTCAGCAGGCCGCAAGCCCGCTTGATGATGTCGAAATAGGCCGCCCGGAAGTCTTCATAGGCCAGCGTCGAAAGGTCGGCTGGGTCGTCCGAATAGACCTCAAGGTCGGCATAGGGCGGGCAGGAAAACAGGAAGTCAGCCTGCAAGCCATTGCAAGTCTTGTCGATGTTCCGGCTGTCGCCGCAATGCCAGACGGGGACGGGATCGCCTTCGCCAAGGATTTCGGCCTGCGCCCGGTTCGCTTCGACCTGTTCTTTCCGCAGATCGCTGCCGACGTACTGGCGGCCCAGCTTGGCGGCGACAAGGCCGCGAACGCTGCCCCCGGCGAACGGGTCAAGGATGACGCCGCGCGCAGGGCTGAACCAGCGATAGGCCAGTTCGCATAGAACCGGGTCGAAGATGCTTGTCCCGCTTTGGCCGCTGGCGTTGCCTTCCGTCCCGAAGGTCGTAGCAAGCCGTTTTCCGGCCCCGTTGCCGCGTTCCTTGGCGCTGTAGTCGGCTGCCGGTCGCGGGCTGCCGCCGGGCGAACCGTTCGCGCCCCGGCCAAGTTCTGACCGAATGCCAAGCGTGATCCATGCGTTCTTCCGATCCTGCCACCATCCTTCGCGGGCGTTCAGGACGCTGAACGGGGCGACCATGAAGCGGTCGGCAAGGCTGCCGGTTCCGCCTTCGTCCGATCCATCGCCGGAACCTTCTGGCGGCAGCAGGTCGGCCAGTTCGTCGCCGCTGAACCCGATCAGATCAAGGTCGAAGCCGTCGTCCCGCAGTTCGCCAAGTTCCAGCGCCAGCAGTTCGTCGTCCCAGCCAGCGTTCAGCGCCAGCTTGTTGTCGGCGATGATGTAGGCCCGCTTCTGCGCGTCCGACATGTAGGCAAGTTCGATGACCGGGACTTCATCCAGCCCCAGCTTCCGGGCTGCAAGAACGCGGCCATGACCGGCGATCAGACCGCGCTGACCATCAACAAGGACAGGGTTTGTGAAGCCGAATTCTCTGATGCTGGCCGCGATCTGCGCCACCTGTGATTCGGAGTGAGTCCGGGCGTTGTTGATGTAGGGGATCAGCGAATCGACGGACAGGTATTCAACGCGAAGTTTTTCAAGCATGGATGGAACCCCACGATTTTCCGTTTAGCAGGTTTCTGATTGCCCAACGGGACACGCCGAACATTCTGGCGAAGCCTGTAAGCTCTCCGCGCTTGCCTGTGTAGCTGGTCTTGACGTGAGCGACCTGCTGGTCAGTCATTTTTGCGATATAGACCTTTTCGCCCATAGGCTGCGTACCGTGCAGCTTCTTGTGGGCGTTGTTCTCGGTCGGGGTGGCCCACATCAGGTTTCCGGCCTGATTGTTTGCTGCGTTGCCGTCTCGGTGCGCCACTTCATGCCCGTCAGGCTGCGGGCCAATGAAAGCCAGAGCGACAAGGCGATGAACCTTGACCGTCTTGTAGCGGTTCGCGCGCCACAGATTGACGCGGCGGCGACCCCATTCATCAACCGAAGGCGAGAGGATGCGGCCAGAATCTACGCGCCGCACCTGCCCCAAGTCCGAAACCTCATACTCGGGGAAGTCAGGAACAGCCTTCCAGTTTTCGGGGTTTGTTTTCATAGGCGGGAGAAATAGCCCTGCAAAGCAAAACGCCCCACCGAAAGCCGGAAGGGCGAAGGAATAAAAGCCCGGCGCGGGGCCGGGAAACCAAGCCAAGGAGGGCATGGAAGGAGGGCATGGAAGGAGGGCATGGAAGGAGACAGACGGGCAACAAAAAAGCCCGGTTGTTGATGCGTTCCGGGCTTCGGGCGTAGTACGGGGACTACTGAATTACGCGCTATTTTCGACACATTCTGTCGAACCGTCAAGGTTTTTCTATCCACCTACCATTCCGATGTCGCGCAGACGATCCTCGATCGCGTTCATCGCTGCCGCCTCTAAGCCCGGTACGGCTGACTTGTCCTTCTTCGCTTGGGTGCCACCGAACAGAAGCGCCACCTTGGCTGCGTGGGCGCCGACAGTCTGCCGATTCACGTCGTAACGCTCGGCCAGCGCCTCCAGGCTGACCCGCTCGTCCTTCCGCGAAAAGTAACGCACGACGTATTCCCGGCGCAGGATCCCGTTCGCCGTGCATCCAGCCAGCGCCGTTGTGCGCACGTGGTCGGCCAGGTAGCTGATGGCATACACCCATTCCTTGTTCGGCTTCTTGCCAGAGCAGCACGCGGACCGGCAATGGCACGGCACCGAGCGCGGCGCGATTCTGGCGATGATGATCGCCTCGGCCAGTTTCCCAAGCGACTGAACCTCGGCCCGGATCATGCCGGCCTGCGCAGCGCCGTCAAGGCCGACGAGACCCTTGCCGGTGCCGACGGCGGGTGATGCCAGGCGATTCATCATCGGGCGGTCGTAGCACTGGCCCGAGAAGTTGAACGCAAAAACGAGCGCGGAATGCGCGCTGCTGAACAGGGATTCTTCGATCATGTTTTCTCCTTATATTCCCGGCATCGATTGCCATGCTTCTTTCGCTTGGCGCAGGAGGCAATGTCTTGCCCGAACGCCCGCACCACTTGATGATGCTGGCATCCTTTGCAGGTCATGGCTTCCTTCCGCATTGCCACTTCCAGCGGGTCGCGGTACATCCAGCCTTCCAGCGCCATCAGATCGGCCTCACCTTGACGCGGGCTTCGGCGACTTCGGCGTAGCGCTTGACGATATGAACGTCGCAAACCTGCTTGTCATCGCGGAAGACGACTTCATTCATCGCGTCGCAGATGCCTTTCAACACGTTGTCGATGTCGGGCTTGCTGGTCGGGAAAACGAAGCCGCAAAGGGCGTCAGCGGTCTTCTTCTTCGACCATGACGCGGGCGGCGTAACCAGCAGGGTCAGTTCCAAGCAGACCGGGCCTTCGATGGGCTGCTGCCCCTGCATGGCTTCCAGCGCTTTGACCTTGACCAGATTTTCGTAGCTGGCGGTCTTCTCCGGGGTGTATGCCTGCACGAAGTTCCCGCGCTTTGCGAAGCGCGGCCTGCCTTTGCCGACAGGGGAACCGGGGACGATGAACGAAACGATGGTCATGCTTCGCCCCCAAGGTTCTTGAATTCGCCATGCAGCCGTTCCGCCGCTACCGCGTAGGCTTTGCGGGCGTCGTCTTCGCTGTCGAAGTAGCCAAGATGATGCAGCCGACCGTCGGCGCGGATCGCTGCATAGAACCGGCCCTTGGTCTTGTGCCAATAGACGCCCTTGAATCCGGACGACTTGCAAGCGTAGCGCCCCTTGTTGCGCTGGTTTTCGGAATTCGTCGCCAGTCGCAGGTTATCGAATCGGTTATCGCCCTTGTCGCCGTTGATGTGGTCAATCGTCAGCGCGCCGGGGTCGTCGCCGGTCATGAACAGCCAAGCCAATCGATGCGCTTGGTACTTCGTCGCGCCGATCCTGATGCGGATGTAGCCTTTCCAGTCGGGCGTCCCGGCGATGTCGCCAGCCTTGACGCGGGTCGAACTAACGCGCCAACAAAACAGGCCGCTGGCTGGGTCATAGGTCAGCTTGCTGATGTCGGGCAGGGTCAGCGCGTTCATGCGAAGAGCCTCCGCTGGCCGCGCGGCAGTCCGACCAATTCCTGCGGCTTCCCGGTTGCCGGGTCGCGGGATTCCCCAAGGACTTCCAGCAGACCGGCGGCGATCAGGCTATTGACCCGACCGCAGACGCTGGACAGTTCCATGCCGGTCAGGTCGCGCAGTTGCTTGCGCGTATAGGCGCGCCCGCTGGCGAAGCAGGCAAGGATGCGTTCCTGCATCGGTTGCAGCTTCCGGTCGCGTTGCAGCGCCCGGTAGGAATCGCGCGCCGTTTCAGTCTGTGCGATCTGCATTTTTCGTTCCCCTTTCATCAAGCCAAGACCTGCGGGCCGCTTCCTGATCGGCATCCGCTTGAACAAACTGCTGGCAGTAGCGCGGATAGACGGCGCTGGGATACTCGCAGCGCGACTTCTTGGCGCAATTGCCGAAGCCATGCCGGGCCAGTTCCGACCCGCGCAGGCTGAAATTCAGACAGGCGACGCATTGAACGGTCACGCCTTCACCCGGTAGCTGGGCCAGTCGAACGGAACCCAAATTCCGTCTTCGCGTAGCCGGTCAAAGCTGCGTTCGCCCAAGTATTCGCAGACGCCCTTCTTGCCGTGATTGGTCAGCAGGATCATCGGCATCTGATCGCGGTAGCGCCCATCGATGACGCTAAAAAATTGGGTCTTCTCGGCGTCGGTATTGAACTGGACGCCGACTTCATCGATGACCAGCAGCGAAACAGAAGTCAGCATGCGCAGGACTGCCAATTCCGACGGTGCGCTGCTGTCATCCCAGCTTGCGCGGAGCATCAAGAGCATTTCCCGCGCGGTTACGTAGAAAGCCGTTGCTCCGACCTGCATGACCGCCTGCGCGATGGCGATGGCAAGATGGCTTTTCCCGGTTCCGGGCTTGCCGCTGAAAATAATCGTCGTCCCGCGACGTTGATGTTCCGGCCATTCGTCCGCGATGCCCTTGGCGATGTCGAAGGCTTTGCGCTGGGGTTCGGTTTCCGCCTTGAAGGCGTCGAAGGTTCGCGCGCGGAAGCGCTTCGGAATGCCCGCCCGTTGCAGCTTTTCTTCCATGCGGGCCTGCCGTTCGCGTTCTTCGGCTGCGCGCTTTTCGGCGGCTTCCTGTTCCTGCGATTCGCGGGCGCATGCCGGGCAGCCCGACCAGATGACCTTCCCCGATGCCAGCGGCAGGGCGATGCCGCGCGATACGAATTCGCCATGCTTGGCGCAGGTTTCGGGGCGCGTCTGCAATTGCGCAGCGCTGGGGCTAGAAACGTCCATCGGCGGTTACTCCTTCGCGGTAGTCGATCTGGTCAAAGCCCGAATGGGATGACGGCTTGCGCTGGCTGCGCCCGGCTGCGGCCTGCTTCGGCGCGCTTTGGTCGTTCAGCATCGGGATTAGGTAGTTGATGTGCAGCCGTTCTCCCGGCTTCTTGGCCTTGGCAAGTTCAGCGCAGGCCATGATTTCTTCGTCGGTAAAGCGGTTCAGCACATCGGGCCAAAGCGGCATATGGGGGGCTGCGTCGAAGCCCATCATCCGAAGCTGTTTGCAAAGTCCGCCGACCCTCGTCTCGATTTGCTGCTGCGCGCCAGTAGCGTGTTCTTCCTCTCCCTTCCCTTCCACTCCACTCCACTCCGGGGGCGATTGATCGTCGATCATTCGTCGAACGCTCGTCGAGCGCTCGTCGAATTCTTCGGAAACGCTTGATTGATGCGGGTTTCCGGGCGGCGCGTCTTGGTACTGCTGGCCGGGGACTTCTTGCCCTCCGTTCCCGTTTTCGACGATCATTCGTCGAACGCTCGTCGAGCAATCGGAGAAATTTTCAGTCTGGAAAAGCGGGGACTGCGACGGCTGCCGCTTGATCGTCGAACGCTCGTCGAACGGTGGGTGCTTCATCGTCGGGCGGTCAATCTTCTGGTGATGCCAGCCTGTGACATGCCAAAAGCGCTTCCCGACAGCTTCGTATTCAGCCAGCAGCCCGACATCAAGCAGTTCATCGACAAGGCGCTGAACGTCGCTGATCGTCAGGTCGTCAGCCGGGAAGACTTCCGCCTTCAAGGTTTTCGCGCTGGCAGGATGGTTGCCACCGTCGTCGCAGAAATTCCACATCCCAATGAAAGCCAGCCGCGTCAGCGGCGAACATTCCATCACCTGTTCAGCCGTCCAGAATTCCGGCTTTATTGATCTGATTCGGGCCATCCGCCCCTCCTTCTGTTCATTCCCCCGCCTCCAAGGCGTCCTTGGCGAGCAATCGAAGCGCGTCCAGCTTTGCCCGGCTGATGCGCACGTCATCGCCTTCCTGCGACCAAACATCCAAGCCGAGCGCCCGCAGGAAATCGCCCAGCCGTTCAAGCGGGACGCCCTGATTGCCGGACAGAATCCGCGACACGGTGCAAGCCTTCATTCCGGCTTTGTCCGCGACGGCTTCCTGCGACAACTGAGCAACCCGATGCCGGATTAGCGCTTCGACGCTATGCATAGCTCGCTCCCCCTTGCTCGCGCCTGTCCCTAAAGTTCGATGCAGGCAAGGTCATGCAGCGGCTGCCCCGAAGATTTCAGGGCGAAGTTCTTGGCGGGTGACTTGGCCGTCGGTGGCCTTCTCGATTTCTATGGCCCGTTCGGCGGTTATCCGGGTCTTCCCGGTCACCCACTGATGGACAAGCCCTTGCGTGACGCCAAGGCGGTGCGCCAGATCGGTTTGCGTCGTCTTCTGTAGGTAGGTTTTCAAGTCCATTGCTAATTGCCTCAACTGGATAAGCATGGGCGAATAATAGCAATGCTTATGCGCTGACGCAATAGCGGCGGTGTTTGTGCGGCAATAGCTGCGTTAATAGAATGGGAAGAATCATGGCAAAACAACGACGCGAACTAACTGACGACGAGCTGCGGGACGCCGAACGGCTGCGGGATGCGTGGGAGCGATACAAGATCGCAACCCCAAGCGCGACGCAGGAGTCGGTCGCGTTCGCATGCGGATGGAAGACCCAAGGCGCGGTCAGCCAGTATCTGCGCGGGGTAATCCCTTTGAACCTTGACGCCCTGTTGAAATTTTCCGGGGTCTTCGGGGTCGCCCCCCAATCGATAAGCCCGCGATTGGCCCAAAAGATCGTCGGGGTTCCTGCCGGGGAAGTTGGGCAGTCTGACAATGTTCATCCGGGGCCGGAAATTCGCGGCAAGGTTCCGCTGATTTCATGGGTTCAGGCGGGCGACTTCGCCGAAGTCGTCGATCTGCTGCATCCCGGCGAAGCCTTTGAATGGATCGAAACGACTGTCCAGCCGCGCGTCCATACCTTCGCGCTACGGGTGCATAACGATTCAATGGAACCCGACTTCCCAGCGGGGACGATACTGATTGTCGAACCAGAACTGGACGCCCATGCTGGGGATTTCGTCATCGCCAAGAACGGCGACGAAGAAGCGACCTTCAAGCAGTTGGTCAGGGACGGCGGCGATTGGTATCTGAAACCGCTGAACCCGCGCTATCCATTGAAGCCGCTGGCCGGTTGCCAAGTCGTCGGCGTCGTTCGTGCTGCGGAGCGGCGCTTTAGATGAGCGTGACAGCCATATTCACGTATTCGACCCTATTTGTTTTCGCCGTCATCCTTGGCGGCTATTTCGAGTCGTGGGCGCTGTTCATTTTCAGCATGCTGATCGGTGGCGGCATTATCCACAAATCAAACAAACAGGTTGAAGAAGAACAGTTCAACAAGGCCAAAAGGGTCATAGCAGAGCATTCCAATGAACTGAAGATCAGGCGCAACCAATTGTCCGTTCGCATGAACTATGGTCTGGTCGATGACGACAAGTGGAAGAAGGAAGTCGAAGTCTTCGTCGCCCGCGTCATCGCCCCTGTGGCTGGATGGCTTGATCCGTTCGGCAAGAACTACTCCCGCGTCAGGGACGAAATCGAACAGGTGACAAGCGACTTCCAAGCATCATCTGTTGCTTTCTCAAGCGAGATTTCGCCGATTGAATATGAACAGCTTGTCGCCAACGTCCTTCAAGAACATGGGTGGAACACGCGGCTGACAGCAGCGACCGGCGATCAAGGGATCGATGTCATCGCAGAAAAGCAGGGCGTGAAGGTTGTAATCCAATGCAAGCTGTACTCAAACCCGGTCGGAAATGCCGCCGTCCAAGAAGCCATAGCTGGAAAGTCATTTGAGCGCGCAGACTTTGCGGCAGTGGTAACGAATGCAGGATTTACCCGCGCCGCCAGACAGCTTGCGTCATCGTCAGGGGCGTTTCTGCTGCACCATGACCAACTTTGCGACCTAGAAGATATGTGCGGAATCGCCCCCCGATCCGCATAGCAAGATCAGACAAATATCCCCATTAAACCCGCCGCGAGCGGGTTTTTTTGCGTCCGCAGTAGCCCTCCTATTTCCGTTGCAGACCGCAGTCAGCAGAAAATATTAGCAATGCTCTTGCCTCAAGAAAGAAGCGCTGCTAATATTTGCTCATGCCGACAAGCAAGTCGGCGGAACCAACCTAGGAGATCGCCATGCAAAACGCTAATGTCCATCCGGTCTTCGCCGAAGTCTTGGGGCAATTCGCTGCCATCCCGCAGCAGGTTGCCGCCGCCCGCGCCGTCAAGTGCCGGGTAACGGTCAAGACCGAAGACGGCGAACAGACCTATGTCGGCCTGTTCCCCAGCACTTGCGACGCGGTAATCGACGCAGCCGAGCGCGTCGGCCAGCCCTGCAAGGTCAGCGCGAGGGCCGTCAAATGAAGAAGTTCGTCGCCGATTTCCTTTACTACGTCCGCCGGGGCTATGGCCTGCGCAAGTCGTGGAATCTCGCAAGGGTGACGCTATGAGCCAGTTCAACGCGAACCCGATGCCGTCGCTGGAATACCTGCGCGAATGCTTCGCGCTGGACATGTCATTCGGCGCTTTTGCAGGGGGTGCGAAATGAACAATTTTCCGTGTGCAGTTGAGGTCGATTTGCGCCGCTACCTCGCCACGCTTGACGAGGACGACAGCCGCGACGAGGCCATCGAGCAGCGCACCGAAGAACTGATGGCCGACGGTGGCGAGTATGCCCCTTTCAATCCGGACAACCTTGCCGAGGCGATCAGTGAAGGCGACATCGCCGAGATCGCCAAGCTGATCGATGCGGGGAAGGTCTCGGAGGTCGGGGCCGTCCTGGTGAAGCAGGTGCGCGGCTACTGGGAGGCGCTGGCAAGAAACGAAGCCGAGCGCCAGATCGACAACGAAATTGCGAACGCCTGCCCGCGCTGCCGGGGCCGTGGCTGCCGCCATTGTTACGAAGACTGATTTTCCAAGGAGAAACCATGAACGCACCAGCAGTCAGGAAGGAATCGCTGCCCGCTTTGGCGATGTCCGAACAGGAACTGATGAACGTCCTGCGCAATTCGCTTTATCCGGGCGCGCAAGACGATTCGATCAAGATGGTCATCGGCTACTGCAAGGCTTCCGGCCTTGATCCCATGCAGAAGCCTGTCCATATCGTCCCGATGTGGGACAGCAAGGCCAAGTCGATGCGCGACGTAATCATGCCGGGCATCGGCAGCTACCGGACGCAGGCCGCCCGATCCGGCGAATACGCCGGGGTTTCGGAACCGGAATTCGGGCCGGATGTAACCGAAGCGGTCGGCGGTTTGAGCATGACCTATCCGTCATGGTGCCGCGTCGTCGTCAAGCGCCTTCTGCCGAACGGCCTGATCGCCGAATTCGCGGCGACCGAGCGCTGGAAGGAAAACTACGCGACCGCAAGCAAGGATTCCCAAGCCCCGAACGCGATGTGGAAGCGCCGCCCCTATGCCCAGCTTGCGAAATGCGCCGAAGCCCAAGCGCTGCGCAAGGCGTTCCCCGAATTCGGCGCGCAGCCGACCGCCGACGAAATGGAAGGCAAGAGCCTTGACGACGGGGCCACGGTCATCGACGGCAATACCGGCGAAATCCTGAACAAGAAGGACGCGCCGCAGGAACTGCCCGCCTATACCGACGCGCAACTGGAAAAGAACATGCCCGCTTGGCAGGAAGCCATCAATGCCGACCGGACGACTGCGGAAAAGATCATCGCCAAGGTCACTAGCGGCTACCGCCTGACCCCGGCGCAGGCCGACCGCATCCGCGCCCTGAAAAAGCAAGAAGTCGATTCTTTCGTCGCCGACATGGAAGCCGCTGAACAAGGAGAACAGCAATGATCACGCATAACCTGCAACAAGGAACCCCCGAATGGCATGCCTTCCGCGCTGCCCATTTCACCGCCAGCGACGCCCCCGCCATGATGGGCGAATCCCCCTACAAGGCCCGGAACGAATTGCTGCGCGAAAAGGCGACCGGCGTCAGCGCCGAAGTCGATGACGCGACCCAGCGCCGCTTCGATGATGGTCATCGCTTTGAAGCGCTGGCCCGCCCGCTGGCCGAAGAAATCATCGGCGCGGAGCTTTACCCGGTCGTCGGTTCCGAAGGAAAGCTGGCCGCCAGCTTCGACGGACTGACCATGCTGGAAGACATTTGCTTCGAGCATAAGACCCTGAACGACGACATCCGCGCATGCCAGACCGCTGACCATCTTCCCCTGCATTACCGCATCCAGATGGAACAGCAGCTTATGGTTTCCGGCGCGGACAAATGCCTGTTCATGGCGACCAAATGGGACGGGAACGATCAGCTTGTCGGCGATCCGTTCGCCCGCTGGTATGAATCCGACCCGGCCCTGCGCCAGCGCATCGCCGACGGATGGGCGCAGTTTGAAAAGGACTTGGCAGCCTATCAGCATGTCGAAGTCAAGCCCGAAGTCGCTGGCCGCGCCCCCGACGCGCTGCCCGCCCTGCGCATCGAAGTTTCTGGCGCTGTTACCGCGTCGAACCTTGCCGAATTCAAGGCCCGCGCCATCGAAGTCTTCAACGGCATCAAGACCGACCTTGAAACCGACGAAGACTTTGCGAACGCCGACAAGACTACGAAATGGTGCAAGGAAGTCGAAGACCGACTGGAAGCAGCGAAGCAGCATGCGCTTTCGCAGACTGCCAGCATCGACGAACTGTTCCGCACGGTCGATGCGATCAAGGAAGAAGCCCGTCAAAAGCGCCTGACCCTTGAAAAGCTGGTCAAGCAGCGCAAGGAAAGCATCCGCGTCGAAAAGGTTGAAGAAGCCCGGAAGCAGTTTTCCGCCCATGTCGCCGCGTTGCAGGCTGAAATTTCCGGCGTCCATCTGGTCGTCGCCCAGCCCGACTTCGGCGGGGCCATCAAGGGACTGAAAACGCTGGTCAGCATCCAGAACGCCCTTGATACGACGCTGGCGACCGCCAAGATCGAAGCCGACGCCTACGCCAAGGACGTGCGCGAAAAGCTGAATTGGTGCCGGGAAAACGCCGCCGGTCATTCCGCCCTGTTCCCCGATCTGCAACAGATCATCGTCAAGCCGATGGAAGACTTCGCGCTGACGATCAGCAGCCGAATCGAACAGCATAAGAAGGTCGAGGCCGACCGTCTGGAAGCTGAACGCGAACGCATCCGCCAAGAAGAAGCCGCGAAGCTGGCCGCCCAGCAGCAAGCGGCCCAGCCTGCGCCCGCCCCGGCATTGCAGCAGGTCGAAGTCGCGCAGCCGGTCAGCACGGCCCCGGTTCAGGTCGCCGCCAGCAGCGCCCCGACATTAAAGCTGGGCGCGATCCATGACCGCCTTGGCTTCACCGTTACCGCCGACTTCCTGCGGTCGCTGGGCTTTGCCCCGCATGCAGAAGGCGCGGCGAAGCTGTACCACGAAGAAGACTTCCCGCTGATCTGCCGCGCGATCGTGCAGCACGTCGAGGCGGTCGCCGGTCATCAATTGAAGCGCGCAGCCTGAGGTGAACGACATGACGCAGAAATTCCGATTTTCCGGCAAGGCCGAAATCCTGCATCTGAACGCCCGGAAGGAAGGCCCGGACGACGACAAGCAACTGGCCGTCGATGTAAAGCTGCGCGCGGTCACGACGATGGCCGTCCTGCATTACTTCGACGACATGCTGGGCCAGCTTTTCTACACCGACATCGGCGCGGTCAGGAACACCATGATCGGGCCGATCCCGATGAAGCACGAACTCGAAGACTATCGGCTTGAAGTCATGGGCGGAACGCATCACGGCGTCAAGCTGAAAAAGTTCGCGCTGGAAGCGATGGATGACGGCATGGTTTCGATCACATTCCAAGCCAGCTTCAAGCCGTCGGGCGATGAAGTCGCGCAGATGGCCGAATACCTGCAAGACGAAATCGACATCTATCTGGAACCGGCGAACGCCGAACTAGACCTTGGCGACAGCGACAGCGCCGCCGACCGTCTGAACAAGGCGCTGGCCGCCGACGGCGCGACGGCGACCCTGCATAACGCGAACGGCGACCTGCTGGCGACCTTCGGCGAAGGGGCCGATCCCCTTTATGAAAACGCCAAGCTGGTCGTCGTCAGCCATCGCCGCGCGTCGATTTCGCTGGTTCAGCGCGAACTTCGCATCGGCTACAACCGGGCCGCGCGCCTGATTGAACAGATGGAAGCCGACGGCGTTGTTTCCGCGATGGATGGCAGCGGCAGCCGCGAAGTTCTGGTCACAGCAGCGGAGGCAGCGTAATGGCATCGGTCAATAAGGTCATTCTGGTCGGCAACTTGGGGGCCGACCCCGAAACACGCTATGCCCCCAGCGGCGACGCGATTTGCAGCATCCGGCTGGCGACGACTGAAAGCTGGAAGGACAAGGCCAGCGGCGAAAAGCGCGAAGCGACGGAATGGCATCGCGTCGTCTTCTACCGGAAGCTGGCCGAAATCGCCGACCAATACCTGCGCAAAGGGTCGTCGGTCTATATCGAAGGCCGCATCAAGACCCGGAAATGGCAGGACAAGGACGGTCAGGATCGCTACACGACGGAAATTGAAGCGACCGAAATGCAGATGCTGGGCGGTCGCGGCGATAGCAGCCGCCAAGGCGGCGACGGCGGCGGTCAGCCCGATCCGGCCCCGCGCAACCGTCCGGCCAACAAGCCCGCGCCCAGCAGCAGGCAAGACGATTTTGAAGACGACATCCCATTTTAGTTCCCACCAAGCTTTTAATAGGAACGAGGTGCAACATGGACGCGCAAGCAAAAATCATCCGTCTGCCGAAGGTCAAGGAATTGGTCGGCCTTGGCAAGACAGCGATCTACGACAAGATCAAGGAAGGGGATTTCCCTAAGCCGATCAAGCTGGGCCGCGCAAGCGGCTGGCTTGAAGGCGATGTGCAGCAATGGATCGGCCAGCAGGTCGAACATCAGCGGGGGGTTGCAGAATGACCAAGAAGAAAACCGAAGCTGTCGATCCGATCACTTCCTTCAAGGGGTTCGACAAGAATTGGCAATGCCTAGGGTATCAATTCAAGGTCGGGGAATCCTATCAGCACGACGGCAAGGTCAAAGCCTGCGAATCTGGTTTCCACGCCTGCGAATACCCGCTTGATGTGTTCAGCTACTACCCGCCCGCTGGCAACCGATTCGCAGTCGTCCAGCAGTCCGGCGAACTGAGCCGCCACGATGGCGACACAAAGGTCGCAAGCAAGTCGCTTTCGATCATGGCCGAAATCAGCATCGCGGGCCTTGTGAAAGCCGCCATCGAATACACGACCAGCCGCTGCAAACCTGTCGATCCTGATTCACCTTCCAGCAGCACCGGGGATTACGGCGCGGCCAGCAGCACCGGGGATTACGGCGCGGCCAGCAGCACCGGGGATTACGGCGCGGCCAGCAGCACCGGGACTCGCGGCGCGGCCAGCAGCACCGGCAAGCATTCTGTCGCCATGTCCTGCGGTTATCAGGGCCGCGCGATGGCTGGCGATACCGGGGCAATCGTTCTTGTGTTCCGCGACGATGACGACAACATCATCCATATCCGCGCCAGCAAGGTCGGTGAAAACGGGATCAAGGCAGGGGTCTGGTACATGCTGGATGCGGACGGCCAGTTCGTAGAAGCAGAAGACGAAGGGGAAGAATGATGCGGATCATGAAGCACCCGCTGACGGGCGAATATTGGTGGTATTTCTGCCCGACGACCATTGCAGCGCGGATTCGCGCGCTGTTTTCCGATGACCGCCTGTGGGTTCGTGAATCTTGGGCAAGGACAAAAGTCGCGCAGGATGCCTGCGGAGCGGATTGGTTCGTCTATCGGGAATGCGACAACTTCATCAGCAGCGCGGCAAGGGCTACTTCCTGCTGGGCATCATCTTCGGAAGCAGCGAATGGACGGCCCGCGACATCTGCACCTATCGAACGAGGCGGAACGCCTGACGCCTTCGGCGAACTGGACGCGATAGCCGACCCCTGCGATAATGTCAAGTCTATGGGCGCAGCAGCGCTGACCGCCCCCCCAGCGGATGAAAAACCGGATAAGCAGCCGGATAAGATTTTCAGAAGACAGCGGTAGGGGCCAATTAAATCAAATGGTTAGGCCGAATATGCTTCTGATGATCGATAACTTGCATGCGTGGCCGCATTGGTACGCTAAAGTTCGCTAAACCCCCTTGAAAGCCTCATGGCTGCGCGGTTTTAGCCCGCTTTAGTTCGCTTTAGTTCGTTGGCAGCCGACGAAAAACCGGATAACCTACCGGATAAAACCCTTCGGGGCGACCCTTATCCGGTAGGCAGATGGCAAACCTTACAGACACCAAGATCAGAAACACGAAGCCGGGCGACAAGCCGGTCAAGCTGACCGACGGCCAAGGGCTTTATCTGGACATCCGACCCAGCGGCGCAAAAATCTGGCGCTACCGCTACTGGATTACGCCCAAGGCCGACGGCATTTTCACCATTGGCGAATACCCGGCGGTTTCGCTGGCCGACGCGCGCAAAGAAAGGGAATGGGCGCGCGAACAAGTCAAGCAGGGGCTGAACCCGACGCAGGTCAGGGAAGCCGAACGCCTGCAACGGATGGGCGAACATGCCAACACCTTCGAGGCGGTCGCGCGCGAATGGATCGAACAGAACCGCGCCCATTGGTCGGCCAACTACTGCAAGCAGGTCGAAACCTTCCTTGCCAAAGACGTGTTCCCCAAGATCGGGGCTTTCCCGATCCGAATGGTCAAGGCCGCCCATATTCTTGAAATCATCAGGAACGTTGAAAAGCGCGGGGCGCAGTCCATCGCCGTGCTGATCCGCCAATGGTCGGGGCAGATTTTCCGCTATGCCGTTGCGACGCTGCTCGCGGACAGCGACCCGGCGTCAGCCCTTGCCGGCGCGCTCAAGCGCAAGCCGGTCAGGCATAACCCGCCGCTGTCCAAAGAGGACATCCCGGCCTTCATGGCGCAGCTTGGGCAATATGGCGGCTA